GTCCTTTCCCGAACCTGCTGGGCCGTTTAGTAGTATTATTTTAGGTTTCATTGTTATCCTCCCATCTTTTAATTACTCTTTTATGTATATCATCCAATTGACCAGACAATACAGCTACAATCTCTTTATCTGCATACTCCTCGCCAATCTCCAAGTCCTGAACCATCCAAGCCTTATAAGCTAGGGTCATGCTATTCAACTGCTGCTCTAGCTGTTTATTCTTCATCCTCTATTCTCCTTTTTTATAAACACCGCTTGATTAGGCAGCATTTGAATTGTGTAATCGTTGCGAGTCTCTGTAACGTCATGGATAATTGGACTATAGATTCTTATTAATCTTCAGTATCGAATTGGACTAAAAAACTATCCACTTTATTCCTTAGACTATCAAACTTTTGCTTCGATACTTTGAGTTGCTTTCTGTAACTTAGCAGAGCCTCTTCGAGAGCTTCCATTTCTGTTTTAGCTCTCATGACTACATTGTAACCTAAGTCTTCATCATATAACCAGAAACCCTTATTCTTAGTTTTTATTAACTTCAAGTCTTTCTCTATGTTTCTACTACTCTTATTCATCCTCTATTCTCCTTTTTAATTATATCTTAAGCTCCAGCTCTAATAGCCATCTTGCGTAGATTCTCTAGAGAGACATTATTAAACTTCTCCTGATCTATGCCCATACCGACTAGATAGTCTATAATAGCCTGTCGTTGACCTATACGGCCATCAATAACATCTTCTGGAGTCTTAAATGTACCAGCTCCGGTGTTTATAGACCACTTAATCCAATAAGGACGGTGATTAGCACCTAACTCAATCATCTTGTCACGAACTTCCTTCTCTAGTTTATCTTGACTTGGTTTCATGTCTCTCATTGGCTCTGGCGATCTATAGCTCGTATAGCTGCTGGTCTTATATCCCAGTCTGTTTGTTCTTTTCTGCTCGATTGACTCTAGCTCTTTGTCGCTGTAGTTTTCAAAGCCGATCATTGTAAATTCTGTATTCATAGTTTTTCTCCTTTTGTTAGTTTCAACTTAACTAATATTACACTCTGCAAATACATGTGTCAATAGTTTTTGGAAAGAAATATGAAAGTTTCTTATTTAGTGGAATTTCCTGTTTGGGAAAATGGTGTAATCTGGGCAAAAAAAAAGGCGACCTAGAATTAACTAGATCGCCTTGGCCCCTATGTACACTCGGAGCGAGGAGTGAGAGCTCGAAAGGAGGAAAGAGCTCTCGGAGGTTGTCGGAAGGTCTAACAGTTCAGTTTGTATATATAATAGTTTACTGCGCCTTCCTACTTCTTATTATAGCACTACTTGCTATTAATTCTAACGTAATTGTTTATTTTCCCCATTGGCTGACATTCATCCTGCGTATAGCATCTCTAAACACTGTAATTTGCTTACTTAAGAGCTGGCGCGTCTCGAACTTAGTCTGCTTATCCATAGACGTATCAGCTACACTGTTTCTAATATACATGAGCTCTGAGACATATTCAGTACATGGGTCATCAGATTGCAGGCATGTGAGAAATTGATCTTTAGTCAAACGAACCATTATCAATACCTCCACATATAGCTAGCATTAAATCGAGGTCTTGAGTTATACGGGTTATAGACGCTGACTCATTGCCTCTTGCCTTTAATAAGTCAACCTCAGCTTGTATGCGCGGAATTATCTCTCGTATAACACCCGCTAGTATTTGCGATTTAGTCATTACCAACCCCTATTGCCTTCCGGCTCATGGCCGCACTCTGGTCTTGGGCACTTACCAGAAGGTTTATCGAACTTACATGCACTACAAGGGAACTGTCTAGTATCGAGACGGTCTTCCGTATTCTTAAGCCACCCATCACCGAATGATCCCTGTATAACTGGGCCTTTGCCTGCTCCTCCAGACCTCTTTAGGCCATATTCACCGAGAGCTTTATTGCGCTTGGTTCCTTTACCCCATGCCATGTTATGTGCCATAATTCCTCCTTATTTCCTTTTTCTTTATGTGGCGCGGGGAACCCTACCGCAAGCGATAGAGTCACATCCGCATAAATGGCAGTGGCAGGATTTGAACCTACACCTCCCGCCCATAGCGGATACTCACCTCTAAAGCCAAGCCGCGTTACTTGACCGTCATAAAGGATATGTACTCCCCCGTCGAAGAGGGAACGCTCTAACCAATTGAGCTACACTGCAACCAATGTACTTTGGGATTCTTCGCTTCTTTTTCACAGCTTCATCTATAATGTACATATTCACTATGGGGGAATTGAACCCACCAGTCATCCTCAAGTAGCGACCTTGATTGGAACTGCAAACCTGCATAGTGGCCATCTGTTTTGTTGTTATCCAACCTGATCAAGGCAGGTAACTACGTGCAGACAGATACTGCACTCTTGCGGGTACTGGAATCGAACCAGTTCCTTAAAGCTTATTAGACTCACGACTTAACCATTTGTCCTACCTGCACCATAATCTAGTCCGTTATATCTTTAACGGCATCCTTAACTTCTTTCGATACTTCCTTGGCGACATCAGCCACTGGCTTAGTAACTACCCTAATTGTGTCACTAGCAATACTAACTGGTGCTTTTGCGATCTCTACTATGTCATTAAATAATCCAAACATATATTCTCCTTTTCTTGTTAATTGAAAAGACACCGACAGGATCTTCCCCTGCGAACCTCTCCTTTATATCGGAGTGCCTGATAATGTTTAAGAGTTCCGACCAAGTATTCTCGATCCCTACGCTCTTTCCGGCTTCGCTGTCTTGTAAATACAATAATACTATTTGCTATTAAATCAAGTGCATTGGCAATAAAGTTTAAGATATTTTAAATACTTAATACCCTTTAATGAATGAATCGACTCGTTCCTCGTCTCATCATTCTTTTTATCTTTTCTAAATCTCTTAACATATTTATTACCAGTGCTGTAATATAATATATACCATAAGTAAATAATAATTCCAACGTATTTTAATAAAATATTGAAATTTCTATCTGACATTGGAAAAACCCAACTTTTAAGCTATTATAGAATTAGGCAAGATGCCTTAACATATAGGAAAGTACTATGGCTGGAAAACAAGTAGCGCAGAGAGACTCTGCCGAGAAGAAAAGATTATTAGCCTTAGCAATACTTAAATACCCAGAGAATATCAATAAAGCCTTGAAAGAAGTAGGTATACCAAAGTCTACGTACTACAATTGGAAGAAGAAAGATCCTGACTTTTGTACGCAGATAGATGGACTTGAACTACTGAAGCTTGACTTTGCTGAGAGTGCTCTATTTAAGAAGATAGCTGAAGGCGATACGAGAAGTATCATATTCTACCTAGAAACAAAAGGTGGATTTACCAAGAAGAAAGAAGTCGAGACGACTCATAAGCATAAAGGTGTTATAGCCCTTGAAAGCATTGCTCCTGATAAATGGGATAGCATAGCTGCACAGCAACAGAAAGCCCTTGGTGGTGATAATGAGCTTGTAATTGAGGCTAAGGATGTCCAAGATGGATGATGAGACACATAAGGAAGAGAACGAGGTTATATGGAGGCCCAATCCCGGATCACAAATACTGTTCTTGAGTTGCCCTTATAGAGAGGTTATGTTCCAGGGTAGTCGTGGTGGTGGTAAATGTTTGCCATTGAACGACTTATGTCTAACACCAGATGGTTTTGTAGAGGTTGGATCTCTTAAAGAGGGCGATATACTATCATGCCCTAATGGTGATACCGCTAAAATACAGACCATGCATGATATTAAGTATGGCCATGACATTGTTGAGTTTACATTTGATGATGGAAGTGTAGTTAGATCAAACCATGAGCATATATGGTATGGTACTAAGCGAATGGATCTATTTGATTGCAGTGAATGGGATAACCAGAGATGTAAGATAAGCACTGAGGATATTATAGCCTACCATGATAGTCAGCAAAAGCTGGATAAACCTCGCAGGTTTGGTATACCCATCTGTGAACCGCTTTATATGAATGAGGCTTCTCAGCCAGTAGATCCATATTTAGTTGGTGCTTTGATTGGTGATGGCTGCATGAGATATGACCACTTGGTTAAGATAACTAGCCATGTGGACGATCATGAGCATTTTAGAGAGGCGTTTAAGTCTAGTGGCTACGACTCATTGTCTACTCATGTGAAAGAGAATACTTATGATGCTCGTGTTACCAAGGAGTGTAATGTCGAGGATTTAATAGATGATCTTAAGTCTATTGGGTTACATGGAAAGCTTGGTGTTGATAAGTTTATCCCTAAGCAATATATGAATGCATCAATAGATCAACGTAGAGCTCTCTTACAGGGTCTTATGGATACTGATGGTGGATCTGAGATTAACAAGGCTAGAACCAAGTCTAGAGCGTCTTATTGGACTACATCTATAGTATTGGCTAATGATGTGCTTGATCTAGGGAGATCTCTAGGATATAAGTGTACTTTAAAGCTAAGGCCATCTAGGGATAAAGTAGAGAAGGATGGGACTGTATATCATTGCAAGCCTTGCTATGTAGTTAGATTATCTGGTCGAGATGACTCAGATTTATTTAGACTGCAAAGAAAGAAAGATAAATGCGTACCCAGAAATAACAGAATGACTAAGAATTTAGTTTCTTATAAGATATTGCCGACTCAGCCTGTTAGATGTTTCGTGCTTGACCATAAAGATCATTTATTTATTACTAATGATTATACGGTTACTCACAACTCTGATTGCACTTTGTTGGCTTTTGCTAAGAATGTAGGAATGGGCTATGGCAAGTATTGGCGAGGAGTTATATTTCGTCGATCATATAAAGAACTTGATGATATTGTATCCAAAAGCGAGAGGTGGTTTTCGCAGGTATTTCCCGATGCTAGGTTCTTAAGAGCTAAGGGAGAATATAAGTGGGTCTTCCCTGATGGTGAGGAGTTAAACTTTCGTCACTTTGAGAAGAAGGAAGATTACTGGAATTATCATGGACAGGAATTTCCATTCATAGCATGGGAAGAATTAACGACGTGGCCAGATGACTCATGTTATCAGACTATGTTCTCGTGTAATAGGACATCTTATGGGCCTGAGAAGGTTGATAGTAAGATTTGCTATAGTTGTAATGGCGAGAAGGTTAAAGGAAAGCCTTGTGAGCATTGTGGATGGGAGCCGCCAGAAAAGCTAATTCCTCAAGTTAGAAGCACTACAAATCCTTATGGTGTGGGCCATTCATGGGTTAAGTCTTATTTCATAGATAGAGCACCTAATGGCATTCCAATCAAAGATGAAGCAAGTAAGCGTACTAGAGTACATATAGCTTCGTCAATGTTTGAGAATCCTCATTTGAATGAAGAATATATCGACGATATAAAAGGG